CTTTTTTTTCTCTGTAAGCCAGTGTTGCGCCATTTGCTAACATTTTTTCATCACTCCTTTACGTCCAATAAACCATGTCTGAATTCATGTCTATAATGCCTTCATATCTCATCACCTTATGTTCCATACCAGATGGATCCGGTGTATCTGTACATCCTGTTCGAATCAATCCGATCTTTTTACAAATTGTTTCATCTACCTTTAATGCCGCAGGCGACGTAGAACGGTTGTGCCAGACATCAATTTTATACCGGACATACGCCTTTTCTTCTTTGTCCGTTCTTTCATACACTTTGTTCTCTTCTTCCGTAAGCTGGATTACCGGCAACTTCTTCCAGTCGCTCGGATAAGACCTTGTTACATTCTCAAACTTTTCTTCCAGCGCAGAAAAAACCTTGTCTTTGATATTTTTCATAACTGTTTCTTTAACTCCTCACCGATGATCTCTGTAATCCTATCTTCGTTGTTCTTCAGAGCCGGATACAGGAACGGCTGTGCCGGCTGTCCGGTGCACTGATAGAACCTTCCGTCCTTCGTGTCTATATACGGAAAATGGTAGTGCTCCGCAGTAGCTCTGTCGATTTCATCCGCTCCAGGACCTTCGTGTATCCACCACGGGGACTGTGTGTAAGCCGGAGATATGTTCGGAGATATGCCATTATGAGAGGCTTGTCCTTTTGGACCAGTTCCTAATTCCACATACCTGTCATATGCTACATTCGCCCAGCAGGTACCCCTTACTGTGCCATCTCCCAATTCGGACACATCCGTCATGATCTTCTGGCGGAGTTCGCCGTCATGCACCGGTGCAATATGCTTTGCATTCTCTTGCACCAGTGCAATTCCTCTTGCGATTCCATTTTTTAGATTTACCTTCGCCATTTCTTCCAGTTTCTTCTGGAGCTTATCTGCACCTTCGATCATAACTTCTCAATCTCCATTCTCAGGAATCTTAACGGTTTAATTGAAATGATCTTATAGTCTGGTTCATCTTCCGTGAACAGGCATATTCCATCACCTTCTACCACATCCAGCCCCGAGTCGAATACATAGTGTGTGATTCCGTCTTCATCGGTCTGGACATGGTATTTTTCATTCATGCGAAGATTGTAGATGTACGAGAGTCTCTCCCCGTATATCTCCGCCTGGATCTTTCCTCCTGCCGGCCATGCTTCTCCGGAGAACTCAAAAAGCGAGCCATACTCTGTGTACGTCCCGCCTTCACCATCTTTTCTTACCACTTTTTTCTTCAGATGGTACTCTTTTACATTTTTAGTTCTCATTCTCATAGGTTCTGCCTCCCACTCTTACCAGGCGGAATCTATTCAGTACCGCATAGGTATGATCCGGAATGTCATTGAATGTATATGACTCTCCAGCTTCACTCCTTGCGCTTTCTCCTTCGGTTCCATCCCTGTTGAATGCGATGATCGCAATCTCTCTCTGTACCGGTTCCAGTGCGGCCGGCAAGCGTTTTCTGTTCGTATATCCCAAGATCCACGCTTCTGCGTCTTCTAACAGTTCTTTTGCAGAATCTTCATCCAGTCCGGTCTTTTTCATGATTCTTTCAACCGAGTTTGCCATTTACACCATATCCTTTAACACTTCTTTTAACTGATTTTTATTAAGAGACGATACTCCTGACATCCCTTTTTCTTTCGCAAGTGCCTTCAGTTCTTCAAGGCTCATGGATTCCAGATCCGGTTTAGACTCATATTCTACCGGAGTACCTTCTGCCGTTTTATCTTCTTCCGGCGCACTGGGTAATTCTTTAAACCCTTCTTTCTTAAGAAGGGCGATCGTTGCTATCGATTCTGTTTCTCTTTCCACGTTTCCTTTCACTAAGATCATAATTTTGCCTCCTTAATGCTTAAGAATACATGTTTGATCTGATTGTCCAGTGTCCACAGGTCGTGGAACCGTCTGTAGTCCAGTAACCATGCATTTGCCTTCTGGTTCGTGTTTGGATCAAAGATTCTCATGTTGTCCAGCTTTGTTACAGCAATCGGTGCTGTGCTCGGTGACACAAAGAAGTTGATGTCTTTTGCAGATGTGCCTTTTTCAAAACCTCCCTGCTTCTGCCCTTCTGTTTTTCCGTCGTTGATCTTGATTGACGTAACCATTCTATCAGATGATGTTTCAATGATCGGAACCCCATCCACCATCGGTACTTTCGTTACGATTCCGCCTTTTGTGAAATCTACAACTCTGATCCTGTCAGAGAGCTCCATTTCCAGTTCAAGGATGAAATCGCTTGTCGCCTGGCATACCAGCGGGCCTAAGTAGGAGTCTCTTGATGCCTTGATCGCTTCTTTCAGCTTTCTCAACGCAGATGTGCCTGTTGCTCCCGGGGTATAGCCGTATTCGATCATCCCGGCTTTATCTGCCGTAATTACATCCGTAGCAACCTTAGAGATACGGTAAGCGTCAATTTCCGTGATTACGCGGGTTCTCTGGAATTCACCCATAACCCTTGAAGCTTCTGGGACAAAGTTTGATTCATCCACTTCTCTTGGATCTAACTGGAACGATCTTCCTCTGTCCTGAGTCATTTCTCTTGTTTCATATTCGAGTTTTACAGATCCTCTTTCGAATCCGTTGTCCATGTCGTAGTTTCCGAGTCCGTCCAGCTCCATCTTAGGGATCTTGACCTCTTTTCCACCACTGTATTTCACCTGGCCGGCATTCTTGTCCATCCAGCCTGTAGTCAGTTCCTGTACCGCCAGAAGATCCAGCGATTTCTGGAACAGGGCAGCTTTTTCTAATGTGTTAATCGCCATGTTTTATTTCCTCCTTACATTTCTCCACGCATATATTTAAGAATCTTCTCTTCTTCCGACATGTCATTGCCGGCTGCCGGCTTCTTTAATGGTTCTCCACCCTTCAATCGTTCATTTACAGCTGCTTCAACTGCTGCCCCGAACGCTTTCTCTACAGCAGCAATAGACTTATTGCAGCTCTCTGCATCTGCGTAATTTAACACTTCCGCAAGTTCGACCGGGAGCTTCTTCTCTGTCAGTGTATTCTTTGCCTCTGCCATCAGCTCTTTGCGTGTAATCTCTGCTTCTCTGTCATCAAGTTCTTTTTTCCTTTTATCGCTGAGATATTTTTCTTTCTCAGCCGATGTCATTTTTGCCAGCCTTTCAGCTTCGGACAGTTTTTCGTTTGAAATATCTTCCCATTTCTGCCGCTCTGTCTCGAGTGCCGCCTGAATACGTTTGTCAAATTCTTCTTTATTCCCTTTCTCTTTCAGGAAATCATCAAACGATAACGGCTCAGGATCATTCTTTGTTCCTGGCTTTGGGTCCCCTCCTCCAGGTTCTCCTCCCGATCCCGGATCATCACCTCCGGGTTCAGCCGCAAAAAACTGTAGTCTAAGCCGCATCTTCATGTTTCTTTTTTTCATCTTTTTCCTTTCTGCCGGATGATCTTCCGGGCTTAGTTATTTCTGTTCTTTACCGCCTGCAGAAAAAGGCATAAAAATAAGACGCATAACCCTGCGTCTCAAAGGGAGATAATTGGATCACCGCCTTTCTACTGATAGCCGCTTACCATTGAAACATACCGTGTCACCGATTTTTGCAAATTCATGGTTTATTCTCACTCCTTTCAGTTTTGCTGTCCCATCGTCAATTACATAGATAAATTTGATCATGTCATTATCAATCCGGATCGCCAGCCATTTTGGTGCCATTCTGTCCGCATCTGATTTAACTGTGTATTTCCATTTGCGTTTCATATTCTTGATATAAAAATACCACCAGTTATCAAACTGATGGCATTTATTCCTTATGGTTTTTACATCTCATGCATATGTCTTTATAATCCGCTGTATCCAATACCTCTTTCGGTATTGTCCAGTTCGGTGCCAGCCCTTCCACATTCATATGGATGTCATAGCACACAGCATCGTCAATTTCCTTCTTTAACAGCGGACACTTTATTCTTTTTACTCTTTGCTGCATACTTTTCTGCCACCTCCCTTATTTTCAATGTGTTCTCATCGAACTCCTGACTTGTAAATGTTGTCCGGATGTTTTTGTTTTCCACATCAACATACGTAGCACCATCCTTGCTGTAGTAATTCACAAATCTGCCGTTCCATCTGGTAAGCGATATATCGGCTTCTTTTATAAAGCGTTCTGCCTCAGCTCTGCTTACCTGATGTGATCGCTCCGTATTTATATGACTTTCATCGTATGTGTATTCCGATGTATCGATTTTTTCCGGTTTAATCTTTGCAATACCTTTTATTCCAGCTTTGTCTAGTGCTTTCTGTGCTTTGTAGTCTTTCTTTGTGTTTCCTGGATGATCTGTCAGATATTTCTTATAACCTTTCAGATCTTTCCATTCCTCAGGTTTATTATACTTCATTTCCTGGAATGCATCCAGTGTTTTACCAGCATCCTTACCAACTACTTTTCTATATTGCTTATATTGTTTCCTGTCCTCTGCAACATGTTTGATTTTCTTTTGTTCCAGCTCCGCATTCGGTTTTCCTTGTACGTATTCTTTGTACCACTTAGCATAAGTCATAGATGCCGGTAGCTTTATCCTCTTCCCGGTTTCAGGATCTAGTGCGCTGCGCTGCAGTCTCTGGATATCCGCTTCATCTGTCACTGCTGTGACGGTGCATCTGCACCATGGGTGCATCGGTGGACAGTTTTCTGCAATCTTTCTTTCGGATATCAGGAATATCTTACCGTCCAGCGGTACGCAATGCGTTTCACAAGTCCTTAAATCGAGAGTGGCAAGGTATCTATACTTTTTAATCCCGCAAGCCTTATAGCTTTCAAAATTCATTTCCGTAAAAATATAATTACTCTCTGTTCTTACAAGGCGTCTCGCCTTGCTGGAGCCCTGTGCAAATTTGTAGGATATAGCCTCAGCGGTTTCCCTGTCCGGTCGTCCGGTCATCATGCTGACAAGCATTTCCTCTTTCAGAGATTCGGCCAGTTCCTGTGTGTTATTCCATATTCTTTCCGAGTAGTTCTTCCCGGACCACCTGCTGTTTAGCAGCATATTTATCTTTTCTGCAGATACGTGCGCAAACTCAAATGCTGCATCTGCTTTCTGCTGAATATCGAATATGCTTTTATAATATGATTCCTGCGCCAAGTTTGTATAAAATCTTTGGTTTTCTATCAGCTCCTGCTTGTACACATTTGTCATGATCGTATTTATCTGAATCTGCAACTGTCTGAACTTGTCCAGACGTGCCGCATATGCCGGAGCTTCCAGCTTTGCCAGGAGATCTTTCTTAGATTCATCCTTATCGTCTGCTTTCAACTTCTGTAGGAGCTCATCCAAGGATGTCCGGTCCTGCATAAGGTTTAACAGATACATTGCGTCTGTTTCTGTCAATCCATGTTTTTCCTGGTACTTTTCAAACACCTGATCTGCTGCCAGCTGCAGATATCTGGATGCCTTCTGATACGCCTTTGCTATTTCATCCGCCTTTTTTTCTGCATTCTCAAATATTTCATAAGCGCTCTGTACCTGTCGTTTTTCCCAGTAGCCGTTACTCATCCATTAAATCCTCGTCGCTTTTATCCTTGGTCTTATCCTTTTTCTGATCCGGATCTTCTGGTTCATCCGGTGAATCTTCCGGCGGATTGTTCGGATGATTCCCAAACAGTTGCTGTTGCTGCTTGATATTCTCCGCTGTTTCTTTTTCCACGGCTTTAAGTTCTTCGTCTACATCATCGACAAAAGGAATCTGTGCCAATAAGGTTTTTTTGCTGACCTTGCCCCATAAGTTAGCCACATACTGACTGATCTCCAAGAGGTTTTTTGGCATCGATCTGGTAAATACCGGTGTGATGCCTCGCGGATCAATTTGAATTGTGGACCTCGTGAACATATAGCTGGTGAATATCCGCATTCTCTTTCTGAGTCCCTTTTTGTAGTACCTCGTCTTGATCTTGGTAATATTCTCCATTCCCAGGAGCTTGAACTCCATGGCCACACCAGAGACATTCCCGCCGAAGCTTTCATCTGACATGCATGGAATGTGGCTGAATTTATGGATATCCTGTTCAATTGCTTTTTTTAGTATCTCCACACCGTTTTCATCATATGTTCGGACCAGATATTCTGCTTTTGCATCTTTCGGTAATTCTACATACTTATCTTTTGCCAGTCTTTTCATGGCTTTTCTTCCATTATCTTCAGATTCTTCATCCGTATCATCGTCATCATCGTCATCATCTGCCAGCATTGCTCCGTAGATGGCCAGTATCGCATCGATGAACTGTTCTTTATCCGTTACACGGTCACTCATCAGCACATTGTAGGCATCAATCAGCGGTATCTGTAGTTCAAAATCTCCAATGGCGAGCTTATTATTCAGGTATTCAATCACAGGTACCTCGCCTTTATTGTGTGGTTCTGGTGTCTCGTACAAGTTCTGTGGATCGTCATTATTGATGATATTCAGCACGTATTTGTAATTCTGTGTCAATATGGTGGCTATGTATTTCGTTACATCCCGGTCTGTGTCATCTTTCTGCTCGTAATAATATACAGCGAATAATTCGTTTTCCTCAATGGTGTTGTCAATAACCATGAACGTGTTTTCCGGAGGAAGGTTCTTGACAACTAACGACGTTTCATCTTTTTTGGTGTAGATGTATTCGTACGCTCTGCCATAGATCGACAGGTCAAGCCCATTATCTCCATCTACCTCATCCGCCCCTGCATTCTCCAGTTCGTCCGTCAGCTCAGTAATGTCATTATTGCTTTTATAACTGACCGGATTCCCGATAAAGTAAGAAGATGCGGTATCCGAAATATCTTTGGCGTGATTGCATACCAATTTATTCTCTCTGTCCGTTTCTTCGAGAATGTCATGTTTGCCTTCATAATATCTTTTTAACTTATTCAGTCTTTCATATCCTGATCGATGTTTGAGAATCAAATGCCGGATTGCCTGCTTATTCGGATTCATTTCATCCCATTCCTCTGCAGGCATAACAAAATTATACATATCTTTCTCACCTCCTTAGTGGAATCCCATTTTCGCTTTATTCTTAATTCTTGCTCTCTGTGCATTTAAGATGGTGTAGCAGAAATATCTTACTGCATCCATTGCATGGTCAAACTGTTTTACCGGTTTGTCTTCTCCTCTTTCTGCTGCCTTTTCATCCCATACGTAAGTAGCAAACTCTTTTCTTGTATTTACGCATTCGTCGCTGAATTTGATTTTTTCTCTGTTCAGGCATGTGCCTACTACACGGATACCGTCTTCTACGTCATTCTTGGCTTTAATGACGTTGTATCCTCTCTTCTGTAATTCCGTTATGAATGAAGCTGCTGCCGGATCCACGATGATCGCTTTTATCTTCGTTCCTTCCAACCACTTCTTCAGATCTGCAGCATACTCTGAATCTGTTTTCTGCTGTTTCCTTTCTCTTCCGGAGTAATAGTATTCTCTGGTACAGTACCATGTTCCGTCTACGCCCTTGTTCCATAACAGGAAGACCGTAGCGTTCTGTGTACCGTAGTCACAACTTACATATCTATTTCCGTTTATCAGCAGCTGGAAAAACTCTGTTATCTTTTTTACATGCCGTTCTTCATCGAACATGTCATAGATAATACCTTCCGCCATCGCCCACAAGCCTAGAATGTAACGTTTGTAGAATACCCCTCTGTATGTATTCCGGTATCTTTCTTTGATCTCATCGCTGAGGCTCAGGTTATCATCCATAACAAAATGTACGTATAGGATATTCTTGACCGATTCATCTTTCGCCCTTAACTCTGCTGCCCTTTCTTTTCCAATGTATCCAACAGCTCGGTCTATCCAATTGACTTTAAACCAATGGTAAGGTCCGGAAGGGTTGCAGTTAAACCAGAACTTCGATCCATCTACCGAACATCGGCCGGTAGCCTGATTCACGAAACTTTCCGGCATAAGCGCCACTTCATCAAAGAAGACTCCTGCCAGTGTGATTCCCTGTATCAGGTCCTGGGAGCTTTCGTCCCTTCCACCGAATATGTAGAAGTTATTAGTCGTTTTTCCTCTTGTGATCACTATCAAGTTGTCGGCTCTGTGGTCTACCACACCGTAGCCTCTTGCCTTTAGCATGAGTTTTAGCCAAAACAGTACGTTCCTTCGAAATGATCCGATGGTTTTCCCACACATGGCGAAATTCTGTCCATTGAACGTTTCCATCGCCCACATCACGTAGGATAGCGACATGCACACTGTCTTTCCCGATCGGATAGCTCCATCTGCTATAATCCCATCGTAATCTTTTACAGGCGACGTCGCACACCACCATGTCAGTACCTGTTTCTGCTTTTTTGAGAACGGTTTGAACTTGAATATCTGATTATATACTGTCTGTAGACGGCTTTTCTTCATAGCCTGGAGCTTTTTCTTCAGATTTGTGATCTTTTCATACATCCTGATCACCCCAAACTTCTGAAGCTGTAGCGTTCATGGCATCCATGAATCCGTCGTCTGCTGTTTCATGCGATCCTCCATCCTGTTTCATGATCTGGAGTTCTAACTGCATCGTAGCAAGTTCTAACTTTGCATCATCGTAGCCGAACTTATGTATGGCTTCGATTGCCTTCTGTTTCTTGGCCTGCACTCTTGTGAGTGCATCTTCTATCTGCTGGATCTGGCCAAGTATTCCGGCATATTCTTTTAGTTCTGTACAGTCTCCTTTTTCCAGTCCATCGGTGTATTTTACTACCGTCATTCCCGGCGGCGACTTCTCATCCTCGTTTTGCTGTGTTTCAGCATTTTTCAATGCTTCTATTCGGTGCAACATGCGGTATTCACGAACCGTAAGTAGCTGTATTTCCTGTAGGAGCAGCTGCTCTTTGTCGAGTCCAATCGTCTCGGCCAGCTGCAGTTCTTCCGGATTCAGGGTATCAAAAAAGAGAGTTTCGAACTCTCCTGTCTTAACTGCATTCTTGTTTCCCGGCGGCCCTGTCCCGCCATGCCCTTTGGCATTTTTGTTTCCCGGCTGACCGCCTCTTTTTTTCGCAACGTTGCGTTTTTTCTTTTGCAACGTTGCATTATCCCAGCACTGTCTGTTCTTCCAGCTCCGGACTGTCCCAACCGGAACATCCAGTTCCTTAGCAATCTCAATTAATTTCAGCCCTTTGTCATATAATTCTTTCGCTTCAATAGCCCTCTGATCGGGTGCTCTTGCCACGCCTCACCACCCCTCATTCATTTCGTTTTTGATTTTTATCTTTCAACAATCTCGTTTTATCTTTTATTTTCACGTAAAAAGGTGGCAACATCATCTGCTGCCACCTTCAGGGTGAGTATGTCCTTTTCAATTTTCGGACAATATCATAATAACACACTTTTATGTATCCTGAGTCCCCCTCTTTTTAAATTTTGTTGACAGGAGGTAATAGAACTTCCGTCTTCTGTCGTAGTACATTTTCTTTCCGCACGGCATCCCTTTTGCATCCCTCAAGTATCTGTATGTAGCATATTCTGTAGTTACCCCTTCCAGCAACCACTGATAGATCTCCGGATCTGCTTCAATTGCTGTCTGTTCGATTCGCTTGCACTTTTCTTCCAGTTCTACACGCCTGATAGCCAGGCGCTCTGTAGCGGACGCCTGGCTCGGACTGCCTTTTCCTTCCTGGCCATATTGCATGGCTTTTATAGTATTTGTAAGTTCTGCGAGTTCCCTTCTCCATTCTGGATATTGTAAACAGTGATATTTTACTTCAAGAAACTGATATTTGTTAATGCCATATTTATCTTCGTTAATCGGTCTGATCTTCAACTATATATCTCCTTCCTGTTCGTCTGTCGCGAACGATCAGGATTTCGAATCCGAACAGACTGGCTATATCCTGCAGATCTTTTAACGCTCTCCGCATATGATACGGCATCCTGTTATACCTTGCTATTGCCTTTTCTGCTGTTGTGTCCTTATACCCTTCGTGATTCATATTATCTCCTTTACGCCGACGTCCTGATTCTGACGCTTCGTAAGGTTTCTGGTGTGGATTCTGCATAGTATCTTGCTGTTACTTCCGGACTTGCATGTCCCATGATTTCTTGTATAATACCAATATCTGCTCCACGGTTCTTGAGATTCATGCCGAGCGTTTTACGCATCTTGTGCGGATATACCCTGCATGACATACCTTCTCTCTTTCCGATCCGCTTGATAACGTCCCTTAATCCATTGACGGAAAGTCTCGCAAAAGGTTTCCTCTGAGCAACGAACAGTGCCGGATTATCATCTGTACGGGTGTCGAGGTATCTCTTTAGATGGAACCTTGCCACCTCATCCAGATAGATTACTCTATAGCGTTCGCTCTTTTCACTCAGGATCATGATATCTCCTGTACTCCAGTCAATGTCTTCCCGGTTCAGTGGCGCAATCTCTCCGATTCTTGCTCCGGTACTGCGGAACACTTCAATAATGGCACGGTCGCGTTTGGATTCACAGCCTTCCCTTAACTCTTCCATCTCTGCTGGCCGGAAGTAGTCAATCGGCTTTCTCACTTCTTTCAGTGCTTCCGTATTCTCCACTGGGTTGAAAGTTATAAAGTGTTCTTTCCGCATCCATGTGAAGAAGGCAGACAGGTACCGTCTCTCATTATTTACGGTTGCTGCTGTATTCTTATTGCCTTTCTTTCCAGATCGTTCCGAATACCAGTGCAAATAATAATCGATGTCAATCTCATCAATTTTATTCAATGGTTTATTCAGCGCTGTTGCTAATCTCGTAGCAGCATCTCTGTACTGGTTCTTTGTGACCTGCCGGAGATTTTTCTTTTTGATCATCATAAGACCGATGTAGTACCGGTTCTGCTCTTCGTAAGATACTTTTAACTCTGCTGGGAGTGTGGTAATCTCTTCCATGTTTACCGCAACCAGTTGTTCTTCCAGTATCTTCTGCAGGATGTCCAGAGTTGTTCTGTCTACATACTGAGACATCCGGAAAATGACATTATTAATAACTTCCGCTTTAATATTGGTATTATACATAGTAACCCTCCTTGAAACCTAAGAGGCATCTATGTTATAATGTCCTTAGGTATAAGTGATGAGCAGTAGATATGTGTCTGGCAGGACGGATCTACTGCTTGTTTTTATGTTACTTTCACTCACCCTTTTTCTTTATTCGTCTGTGCGATGTCGCACATGTTTATTTCTTCGGTTATTTATTCACCTTTTCTACCATAATGTCTGTTTCCTTTTTCCTCCTTCTTTATGCACGGTGCATTCTGCTGCCGGCTGGAATTCTATATCGTCCGGTTGCGTGTGATACAATACCCGGTTGGTGCTATTCTTTATATTTTTCTTCTATCTTCCGGAGCTGCTCTACGTGCCACAGCACTCTCTTCTTGTCCCACCATTTTTCTATCTCCTTTGCTGTGTGTAAAACACACGGAAAAATCACAGGATGCAGGAATACTGTTGTCCATATCACGATGATCATGTTTCGCGTCATCTGCCTGCTCCTTTCATGAATTGGCTGTACATCTGTTTCTTCCAGCCTGTTTCTGGTGGTTCCGGTCCACGGTTATGTTCGGCCAGGGTTCTTATCAGATCTTCGAATTCTGCTGCCGCCTGTTCCGAAAGCTCTTCCTTCAGGTTGACGTTGCTCATCCAGCTGAATCCGTATTTTTTAAGAATGTCTTTCCTCGTCATTTCCTAACCACTTCCTCCTTCTCCAGTCTTTGTATCTGCGGATTTGATATTCTAACCATGATATTTCCTTAAATGATTCTTCGGATTCTTTAAAATATCTGTTTATTTTCACTTTCTTCCCATCCGGTTTTTCTATGTAAATTATTGCTTTTGTATCATAATCTCCATTTTTAGGATCTGTGAGTAACTCATCACAAACTATTTTGTCCGGTTTATCCGCCGGTGCGTATGGCATCGCGATCGGATACATCGCATCATATATACTTCTGATAAACCCATTGTGGTATCCATAATTAGGATGATTGCGATTAACACAGTAACACCTATTAATGTCTGAATACTTTATTTCTCCATTCGGAGTTACTGTTTTAAACAAGCTACTCATTCTCGAACACTGATATTGTTTTCCTTTCTTATCTGTCCATGGTCTTTTCCACATTTCCTCTGTATCTTCTATCGGAGTCAGTGGCTTTCCATCGATCAGTCTATTCAAAATCTGTTTTGTGAATCCGATACTCATACCACTGTGACCATCTTCGCATAAGCTCTCAAATGCCTTTAATGCACTTTCGTAGCAAGCGCATCCATAATCAAATTCGCCTTCTTTTCTATCCGGATTTTCTCTTTTGCATGCGATTTCAACTTCATTTTTTGCCCATTCTTGTAAACTCATTCTTTATCTCTCCGTTTCTTTTGTAAGTACTTCATGCCAATCTTTTGGGTGTTTCTGTATCATGATTTCTTCCTCCTGTCCTCTGTTTCCCATTTACACATATTCCACCACTCACAGAATAAGCAACATCCCAGGCACCGGTTTGTCAGTACCATTATGATCCAGTGTTTTAATTTTTCTTTTATCTCCATGTTATTCACCTCTTCTTATGCATCTCAGCAGATCTTCTACTCCCTGTGTGTAACCTTCTTTATACTTCTGAGCTTTTTCAAGCTCTCTGCTGCATTTGACGCTCGCTTCATGCTGCAGTCTGTTGGCTGCTTCTTCTATCTGGTCATATTCTTGGCTGTTCAACAATTCCACCTCGCTTTATAGCTTCGATTGCATGATTTATTTCTACATAATCCGAACACGTTCCAAACAGTTCGAATTCAACGGCATGATCTCTCATTTCTTCTGCCACCTTTTCCGGATTGTATGCTGTAGTGTAGCTTTTCAGCATTTTGATTTCTATTCTGCAATCTTCTATGTTTCTCTTAATTCTTCGTACCTTTTCGTCTATGTCATATAGACTGCTGCCAGGCATTCTTCTTGATCTCCATCGGTCAATGGCTTTGTATGATCGTTTTATTTCTTCTTCAATCTTCTTGATTTCTGCATCCGCATCAATCAATCTCATCTAAATATCCTCCTGAATTATCCGTACTTTTCCATCGAATCTTCTTTATGTGGAGTATGTAATAACATTTTCCTTTTTCCGCTCCCCACTCTTCTTTTCCTTCACCCACCGACAATGAGCAGTCAGCTATGAAAGATGGGCAGTCTTTGGAATATCCATTATTAAACTTTACTTCAAATTGTGAACTCTTTTGAAGTGCAAAATCAGTGAGCCAGTTCGGATCCATTCCAAGCACTTTAGAAAATCTGCTTTTGTAATAATCTTTAATATCTCTATATTCTTCTTTCTTTTCTCCAGAAAGAATCATGTTGAACCACTTTCTTTTTATTGTTAGTGTCAGCATCGATTGATTTCCTCGCATTCTTCACAATCATCACAGTCTCCATCGCACATTACGTTGTCGCAATCATCTTTATCCATGTCAGAGCACCACATATTCATTACATTGCACCATTTCATCTCTCAGCACCTCCTACATCATCATTTTTTCCAGATACCATCTTTTTACTTCTTTCTCATGTTCTATCTGGTCTTCAACCAGATTTATTTCTTTCTCTACTGTCTTGAGTGCATTTACAATATATTTTTGTATTTCCCTATCGTCGTGCCAACGTATTTCGAAGCGCTTCAATGTGTTGAATTGTAGATTTATAGTTGTTCTGTATTTTCTTAAGAATTCCGGAAAACTCCTGCAAATAGCTATATACATGTAATCTGCGTTGATTTCTTCTTTTGGTTCTAATACTGCATATCTCGGATCTATTGCCCCAGGTTTCTGCAGTTGCCCGACATAATCATCTACTGCGCTCAGTTTTATGTAGCAGCTCCCTGCCTTATATGTTTTCTCAGTTACTGCCCGTTCTATATTGCATATTTCAGTTATGTGTATCTGTCGGCACTGTAGATTCATGTCTTTCCCCTTTCATTAAGCTCTGATGCTTTTTCACATTCCTTATGTCTTCCGGACTTCCTGTTAAGTTTTCAAGAATATCGTATAACCGGCTTTTGGTCTTTCGTTCTTCTGTCTCTATCTGGCCAAGAGTGTTTAGTATTGCTCCTATGTCTGGAAGTTCTTCTTCCTCAAAGATATCAACATATCTTGGAATGTTTAGGTTGTAGTCATTTTTCTCTATTTCCTCGTATAAGGCTCTATGAGCATATCTCTCTACGTCTGTTCTCTCGCGGAAACAATCAACTATTTTCTTCAGTTGCTGATCCGTCATGTCGTTTTGTGCGGATTGCTTTTGGAATTCTTCACTTGCGTCAATGAAGAATATATCTGGCGAATCCCGCTCCATGATCACGATACATACCGGAATGCTTGTATTCAGGAAAAGTTTGTCCGGAAGTCCTATTACCGCATTAATCAAGTGCTGTTTTATAAGCCACTCCCTTATTTTTCCTTCTCCTGCACCTCTGAACAGTACTCCGTGTGGCAGGATTGCAATCTGTCTTCCGTCTTCTTTCAGGTGCTGTAGCCCTCGGAGTAGGAAGCCGTAATCCGCTTTACTTTTCGGTATCGTAAATCCGACTATCGGATACCACTCTGCATCCGGAAATTTCATGGAATATGGCGGATTCATGATCACATTATTGTATTGACCTACTTCCCTATCTGTCTCTTCTATGATTGGGAGACTAATATCCTGATGTTTCGTCAACCTGTACACCTGATATGTTTCATCTCTCAAGCAGTCGTTCCGACTTATCCAACCAGTCAGCCCGTTCACACATGCGTCCAGAATTGCAAACGGGATTGTTCTTTCACTGTATTCCTGTTCTTCAATCTCGATATTATGTGTTCGTGCTGCCTCTTTACTGAGTGCGCCTGTTCCGGAACACATATCCAGGCAGCTACCTTTCTTCATCAGATCCGCTACCAGTCTGCAGAGGCAGTCTGGTGTAAAATCTTGTTTCAATCTGTTCCGATCGCCCTGTTCTTCCTGGAACGTGTCACGAATATCGATTTTATTATCTTTTACCACCCTTATATATTTTTCTGCTTCTTTAGACATCAGTACTTCCATGATTGCGTCCGGCAATTTATAGCTTTCCTGCACTCGAAATATCTCTTGTAATGTCATCATGCTCATCCTCCAAATAATTCTTTATACCTAATGCTCGGAATTCTTCTCTCGTATGGGTTTCTTCGTACTTTCTCTGAAATATCCGGCATAATAGTTCACGCGTCTCTCTGCAATTATGTGCGGCTCTTGGTCCGTCTTTGTGGTGATCTCTACACAGATAGACTTTAAAGCCGTTCTCCTCACTGACTTTTCTCAGTCCGCCACCATAAAACACATGATGTTCTTCCGTGTACTGCTGCCGGCGGATGCCTTCCAGTCGGCACAGGAAGCATTCACCTTTTACTGTGTCTACGATCGGAGCTGGGTGGTGTTTCCTTTTTTTCTTCCTGGTTGGTTTCGGGAACATTAATTCACACATTCAATCTCAGCTCCATTCCGATCAACCTCGGTTTCGAAGAATTCTTTCCAGAATGATTCCTTCGTCAAGACTCCGAAACTTACTCCCGGCATATTGCGTATAGCCTTTTCCATGGCTTTTCCCATGTATTCTGCTGCCGCATCGGCATCGACAGAGGATATATATAATCTTCTGGTGGCGTATGCCGGCTTGACTTCTGATTGATCCTGTTGTTCCGGAGTATTCATATCCGGCGGACAGTATTCAGGGAAATCTTTGACTAATTCTGTCTGTCCCGGAATCTGAGTTTCATCAGTATCTCCATGGCAAATCTCCGTTTTTACTTCCGCAGTTTCTTCTTCTGCAGATACTGCAGCGGAGTTAGGTGCTTCAGTTGTTTCTTTTGCCTCTTTTTGCGTCTGCGTAGTTCCGTTTCCCGAGCTCTCCTCTGCTGTCGGTTCATTTTCAGTGTGTTCGGCTTCTCTGCTTTTTTCTCCATCACAAACGTCGCTTTCTGTGTCTGATAGTTCTGTTTCTTCTTTTGTTGTCTCAGATGCTCCTTCAACTCTGGTTTCTCCTGGCACCGATCTATCAGTTCCGGCTTCATCTTTCGGAGCACTTTCTCGATTTCCTGTATCGTTTGCATCATTTTTCCCTTCTGGATAATGTTTTTCTTTGTAATACGACTCTCCGTATACATTTTTATACGCTTCATTGATTGGTGTATTTATCCCGGCTGGATAGAACATCGTTTCAAAAGCTCGGCCAAAATCTATATAGGTGTATTCCTGCTGTTCTCCCTGGTTCCGGTATGGCATTACCTTGATTTTGTCTACTGTCAGCATGACGTTGGCGCGCTCCAGCCGGATCATTTTGAACTTTGTCGGGTTGATGATCAGCAGGATGCTGACTGTTATGTCCTTTTCCGGTTCATCTTTTCTGAGCCAATCCGTCATTTTCTGGAATGCTTCTCTGTTTTCTTTGGAAAAATACTGTTTTATCAATTCCGTCAGCCAGTTTGTTTCGGCCGGATCCGGCTGTGCGATGTCGCACAGCTCCATCTGATCCGAATAGTTGTGTTCAGTTTCCCGGATGATTCCTTTTGCATCTCGAATATCTCTGACCGTTGCATCCACCGGGATTGCTTCCTGTACATCTTCCGGAAGTCCCAGCATTTCTGTGAGTTTACTGCTGCCGTATCCAGACCATTTCAGATCGATCTCTGGAGAATACCCATCCTTGCTGTATTTTTGATTGATCTCCATGAATCTACTGGCTGTTGATCTGCCGATTCCGAATGTATCTTTGGCGTATTCGTAGATTGTTTTGTACCCTTTCTGCTTGTAGAGCATGGTCTCATCCGTTTTTCTCAGGTAATAGCCGACGCTTACGAACCCTTCTGCTATATCATTCAGTTGGTTTTTGATGATGTCTGTCATGTCATCAATATTGTCGATCACTGTCTTTACTTCAAAATCCATTTAGCTCGCCTTCCTTTCTGCTTTTCTTATGTTTTTCTTGAATACCTTCATGAATTCTTCTACGTCTTCTGATGGAGCTACGTTATACTTTCCACGGACCTGTATTACTTCATTGTCCCTTACTTCTACGGTGTAGTAGCTTTTGTCTTGTTCTTCTTTTTTTCTGATGAACAGGATACAAGTTTCTCCGGCTACCATCCGATCCATGTAGGTTGCTACACAGTGGTGCTGTGCATTTCCTTCTTCTCTTATTTCGTGCACATACTCAGGAAGCCTGATCAACAGATCTTCTGTCTCCATTTCGTACCGGTTCCAATCATGTTCTTTTATGGTGGTTCTAAGGCTTTCATCTTTTTCATCATCTTTTTGCTTTTCCAGCTGTTCTTCTTTCTCTTTCTGCTCTTTTATCAATTGGTCATGCCGTTCTTTCAGATTTTTCGGATATAATACCCATTCATCTTTCATGTTGTAACCGAGGCCTGCTGCCATCTGCAGATAATCGTGATAGTCATGGCATTGATATTCTTTTAAGATGTCTTCTTTATCTGCCTGTATTGTTCTTATGTATTTGATCATCTTGTATGGAGTCGTATATTTCATGTATGCAACAAAATTTCTTTGAATTCTTGACATTTCCTGTATCTGTTCCCATGTCATTCTTACTCCAGCTTCCTGGCACCAATAGATCGTTCTATATTCATTCCATGATGGATCTTTATCTTTGATCTGGTTATAGTATTCTCCGTTTAATCGGAGCACCTTCTTGACTCTTTTCTCTTTCAAATTGATCGGCGCAAGTTCCCTGTATTCTATGCAGTCTTGTGCTAGTCTTAAGAATCCCACCTTGATTAATTTTTCTAATCCGACAAATCTCCTTGCAATATCGATAAAGTTCTGTTGATAGAACTCTATGCCTGTACAAGCGAATTCTCGCAGGCCTGAATACTCCAACTCGGTTCCTTTTAATATCCTTTTCAGATTTCTCGGATACAATGCTGATCTTTTCTCTTCTTTATATCCGCTCCAATAACTACCCTGATAACTGTTGCACCATCGGATTGTATTTGTCTGTTTATATCGATGGTATGAATAGACTAATTTTTTCTGCCAGTGTTTATCATATGTGATGCGGATCTGTTCCCATATGCTAACGTCCTTTCTCTTGCCTTTTTTTATGTCCTGCCACAGGCAGAAATGACGTAGTACATACCCATCTGGTGTTTTCTGTATAAGTGATGCATATGCGCGTTCCTGGAATCTCGGGCATTTTTTATATGTTTTATATTGCACTTTCCGCTTACATCCCGGACAAATCCCTGTTTCTCCATATTTGGGTGGTTCTTTTAATTCATGGTATTTCCCACAGCTGGTGCATAATCCTATTTTTCTTCCGGATTCGTAATACATATATTGTGGTAGCGCATCTGTCTCTACCCATTTAGCAAAACTTTTCGGGATTTCCGGAACCAGCGACATCGCTGCGTCTATGATTTCTGTTTCTCCTCTATTCTTTTCGTACTGCTGCCACTCCAGTACTGCTGAAGGTATGTCCTGATGTTTGCTTTTCGTGAATTTCACTATCAGTTGCCTGTCCCGTTCTTTATACCAATACGTCCCATGCGCAGCGCGTTCTGCCCTCGTTTGATATTCCGAATCATATAAATGTTCTATTGATGCCGTTCTCCATTTTTGCTTATACGCATCCCATGTATTGTATTTTCCATCATGTAAGAATATCCGGAATATCGGTTCATCGTCACCAGCCTGTATCCTTCCCCACTCAAACACTGCTATTTCCAAGACATTCCCCGTCTTCCTCGCCCGAAAATATTTCTGATACTTTGGTCCTAGGATATCTGGCATTCTCCATCTTTCATATTTTCGGGTTTCTCCTGCTGCCTGGCGCATTTCTTCTGTTACTTTCATAAGTGGAAGCGCCAAAAGTTCTTTCTTTCGCATCTCTTTACGCCTCCTTGAAGTAATCCTTCGCCCAGTTGAATACCACCATGTCTGCTGCATAATGTTTCCCGGTATCTTTCTGGATTTTCTTGCAGTTGTCTTCAATTTTCTTCATGCATTCCTGTACAGATTTTGTGCGATGTCGCACGCGCACCGCAAAATCTTCATTCGCGCATTCCGCTTTCAGGAAGTCAATGATCGGCTCGACTGGGATCTGGTTGTTTTTGTACTCTGCTGCTTCTATATCCAGTTTTCCCATAGCTGCAGTCATTGGATCTGTAAACTCTTCTCCGGTTTCTATGTACATATCAGCAAAAAACTCCGGAATCCCATTTTCCTTTGCTAATAATCTGATACGATCGTTATCGCCTTCTTCTCTCAATCCCTTTGCACACGCATTTAATTCTTCCGTGTCCATCTGTCCAAATACTTTATACATCTATGTTTCCTCCATCATTTTTCTAATTTCATCACTGTATGTGTGCCGCCCTCTCTCTGTTTTGATCAGATGCCCTTGCATCTTTTTCCAGAGTATCTGCCAGCCCTCTGCTACGGGTTTCTCTTTTGCGGTCTTGAATCCATTCCCGGCCCATCCCGGTAAGAAAATATCGATAATGTTCACTACATAGGTATCCTCACAGTGGATATGGACCTCGCAGGACTGGTTCAGGCGGCTCAATGCTTCTGTGATTGCCTTTACTTCTGTTTCGTGTCGTGTGCCTTTTATCTGACCGGTATCTTGGATTTTTCCAATCTCTCCGGACTTCTTTACGCACGTGCATATGAATCCGTATTTTCCCAGTGTTTTACTGTTGGAACTGGATTTTACAGTCGTGTAGATATCTACTCTAAACATGATTTTTCTGTGCCCCTTTGGTGTTCCTGTTTGGTACTATTCTCTGTTTTGAGAATTTCGTCGATCTGTTCCCGTCTCCTGGCCATCACTTCATCGAGCGCATCTTTTAACACATTTGCATTATCCACTGCAAGTTTAGGTGTGTCTATGTGGTGCTCATGCAGTACTTTGTTCAGCTCGACTGATACCGCAACTAATTCTTTTAGTTTCTGCTCGCTTGCTCCGTTTAAAATCAGCATTCTAAATTCTCCTATCCAACTTAATCATGGTGTAATACCGGTATTTGTACCCGGTGAATTTATTTGTTCCTTCGTAGTATGTATCTTTATCTAAGTAGTAGCCTTTCCTGTCCTTGATCTCTCTCCACTGCACAAAGCGTTCTTCTTTCGGCTCCTTTAGAGGCATATTGCGGGACGCATGATAGCTTGTCTCTCTTAAGTGCTCTCCATAGCGTTCGCATGTTTCTGGTGTTTTCGTGATGTATCCGGCCAGATCTCTGAAATCTCCCGCTTCATACAGGTGCTTGAAGGTTACTGCTCCATGCTCCCAGGCATCCTTAATGATGATGTCTGCATCCGGTATCCGATTTATAACTATGTGTACGTGCCAGGCTCCTTTTGTACCTACTTCGATATTTGCCATCCACCTCATTTTCTTCCCGGCTTTTTTATATTTTTCTCTCACCTTCCTCATGGCTTGCGCCAGATGCTTTTTTGCAGTCTCCATATCAGGTGGACGCTTATCCTTTTTGTATGTGAACAATACCAGGTAATCATTCTCATGGAACCACGTCTTCAGCTTATGCCTTGCTTTTCTTTCTCTATTCCACTGATTCCGGAATCGGATCTCTTCCAATGTGGCTTTTCTCTTCTTCCCTCTTTTCGTTCCCGGTGCTCCATACTTCCCATCCAGGTATTCATATATCTCTACCGAATGTTCAAACGTATATATCAGTCTTTTATATCTCTTTTTCATCCACCTGTATGTCCTATCTTTAATATTCTTAACAAGTGATGAAAACGGACGAAAATGCCCGTATTTCTTGACTTTTCCGCCCGCCGATGGTATTATAATTTTGACTTATATTTTCGGTAGGCGAAGAAGTCTTGAGGTACATCATCCGCATAATGATGTGCCTTATTTTTTTATTCACTTGTATCACTATCCCCATCTCCATTCCGGGCATCCACAGGATCTGTAGTCTTCTGATTCCTGGTACTCTTCCATGACCGTTATGGATGGGTCTTTCCCACATATGCACTCTCCGTCACCCAGATCTCTCATGTAGGCGCAGTTCCTGCACTCCTGCTTAGCAGATTGTGTCTGCCACATTCTCTGTCCTATTGGTATCACCTCCTGTATATGCCAAGTCAAAAAGTCTCTTGAGTTGTGCTGGTGTGTATACTGGTTGTCCATCTACACTTACCCAGCCGGACATTACGATCAGTCCTTTTTCGATGTCATTTTTACAGTTGTATTCGTTCAGAGTTTCTTTGGCCAGCTGCAGTCGCTTGGCAAATTCTTCTTCTGTTAAAATCTTTGGAATTTCATGCATCTTCTCCACCTCCCGTTAAGTTATGACGTAAAAATTAATTACACATGCAAGTAACACTGCAATCAGTATTAATTCTCCAATAATCGTCAATCTCCAGATCCACGTCCTTAATTTCTCACATTCGTCTTCCAGACGCTTGATCTCAAGCTTCTTAATCAATGGCGTCTCTGGTTTTAACTGCATGCTTGTCCTCCTATCCTGTAGCTGTATGTTTCTTTGCAATCGGAGCGACCATCAGAGTCACATCCAGCTTTTCTTTTTTGATTGCTTCGTTTAGCTCATCCAAGTTATTGATCCCGATGGAAGCAAGTTCTTCTTCCATCATTTTCTGTTTTTCATTCATAGCCTCACCTCATTATGCTGGTTCTTTTTCCTGTTTGTCCATATCTGCTCTGATCTTCAGAATGTCCATGTTGCTTTTCGCGATCATGAATGCCTGCGGATCATGTGCGGCCAGATGTTTGGCTGTCTCTACCATTTCAGCGATTTCTTTCTTTTCTTTTTCACTCATTGCTGTTCTCACCTCTTTCTGTATTGATTTCTTTTCGGCATTCTTCTATACTTTAGATACCGGCACGGCAATGCCTAGTATTTTATGAAAGGAGATACCCATGAACGTTTATAAAATTTCAGAACTTCTTGAAAGCTTAAAGGCTTCTCAAAAAGATGGATTTGAGTATGTTACACTCTCAATTCTTGATCCCGACGATGATATTGATTGTGAAACTGTATGTTTAAACTATGTTTGTGACGCTTCCAGCACTGAAGAGGACATGATCGATTCTGTTCCGCTTCCTGATGGATATTCTAATTATTAATAGTGAGTTTAATTTCAAATCCGTTTTTAGAAAGGCGTCTCAATTTTCGAGATGTCTTTCTGAGTTCGCGAAGAATCGGCTCTATATTTTTCATATTTTCATTAGATATGATTTTCGTTCTCCCGCCGTCCCCTCTTTTGATTCCAAGTTTTATCATTTTCACTTTCTTCTCACTCCTTCCCGACCTGCCATCATCAGACACCGGGCGGTCATCCCCGGTGTGACGGTCATTGCTGACCGTTTCGGCTATTTGAATGCTATACTCTCCGCTTCTTTTCTCTGTTCCTCTTTCCTGGCTTCAATATACTTTACAGTCAGGTCCTTCAGTTCTTTTTTCTTCTCAAAAAGTCCATCGAAGACTTCACCAAAGCTCTCTTCGTTTTCATCCTCGCTGAAGATGAATGCCATTCTGAGTCTGTGCAAGGCTTTTATATATTTCATATATTCTTCTTTAAAACAGTTTCGACCGAATAGATTGCATGTGTTCTCTATTGTTTCCATGTCTTTAAATACCCTGCTTCTTATTTCGAGATATTGGCCTCTTGATTCTATTAATTTTTCCATTCTTCTTACCTCGTCTCTTTATTGACTTTTTGCATTTACTCTCCTATCCTGTTGATACAGGCTTCTGTTTAAGCCAAGTATTCAAAAAGGAGGAATTTATTTTGACTGATTTAGAAAAACAATTTCTTGACTGCTGTGCTAAATATTATTTAGAACGCTCTGTTATTAGCAGTGACGACCTGCTCAGATATATAGATGTTCCTTTGATTTCTTTGCAACGTTGTGCTGAGCGTTTAGAGCAACATGGTTATATAAAAAATCTCTGCATTCAGTATCGTCGTCATTTTGATTTTCAGCTTACTTATGAGGGAACTGTTCGCCGTGAAATGTGCTTAGAGCATATAAAAGACTTTTTGTTAAAATCTCTCTTTGTCCCCGTAGTTGTATCAGTCATTTCGTCTTTAATTGTTGCATCAGTAGGCTACCTTTGGAGCATGCGTAGTATTAAAGAGAATAGCCAGAGTCCTATTGCCCAACCAGCCAGCGAGCTTATTACTGATACTAATGGACTAAACCACCAGTGATCATCATCCATGTCAAGTACCCAATCCCAGAAGCTCGCTGGGCGGTCGTATTTCCACCAGTTTTGTAATTTTTTCCACATTTCTTCTCACCTCACATTGCATTGATTTGTTGGTATGTCTCAATTATATGTTGGTTAATTCTTTTTGTCAATACTTTTTGTGATTTACCAACATTTTGTATTGAATTATAAATTTTATTGTGCTATGATGAACCCAGAACGAAGGGAGGTGTACCAATGAATGAGCGTATCAAAGCGTTAAGAAAAGAATTAAAACTTACGCAGCAAGAATTTGCCGATAAGTTGAAAATATCACGCGGGAATATTGGTGCCTACGAAGTAGGAAAAAATGCTCCTAGTGATGCAGTAATCTCTCTCATATGTAAAACTTTTCGTGTCAATGAGGACTGGCTCCGAAACGGAGGAGATAGCGATAAGATGTTTATTGAGCTTTCGCCAATGCAAGAAGTCGGTTATTATGTTGAGGATCTGTTGGAATATGATGGAAATGGGAATGCATTCTATGATGCGATCATCGAAATGATGAAGACCTATCATTCTCTTGACGATAAATCTAAGACTGTGATACGTGAGTATTTTAAGAACGTAGCAGATGGTATAAAAAAATAAAGAGGAAAAGGCTTAGAGCCTTCCCCTCTTTTCCAGGTACCTATATAGGATAGCGTAGAGTTGCTGGATTATTTTGTGATCAGAATCATCCAGTTTTGATAATAAGATTTTTAATTCTTCCATATGTAACGCACCTCCGCTCTGTGAACATTTGTTCGAATTGTTCTGAATTAATCATACAACTATTGCATTTCAAAATCAATATTTATTCGAACGTTCGTTCGTGTTTTGAGAATCTTAATTATCCTTTCATATATTAAAACACTTAACTTTGCGTAAACCGGTGCGTTTTTGAAATTTGTCCGAGTTCTCGGACACTTATTTGTACTTTGATTCATACAGGTCGGTAATTCGGACTTTTAGCCCTTTTGCCAGTTGTTCCAAAGTATCTAATCGTGGACTTGCCCTTTCAGACATGATGTCTGCCACGGTCGATCGGGGGACGCTTGTAGGAATAGATACTTGGCGGATTGTTAGATTTTTTTGATTCATGATTTCGCTGAGTAATATTTTCATACTTTGAGTATGCGAATTCTTCATCTTTGTTATACTGGTGATTTTTGGAAACAAAAGAAATTTAGGAGGGACAGAATTATGAATTGTCCAAAATGCGGAAGCGAAAACGTTTTAATACAAAGAGAACAGACAGCATCCATCGGAGCTGGCACAAACAAGGTTGTTATCGAAGCACCAAAGGAAAGTAAGGGTTGCTTTTACTGGGTGCTCATCGGATGGTGGTGGAAGCCAATCTCTTTTATTTGTTTTGGATGGTTAAAGACTCTTTTTGGCGGAAAGAAACGTTCCGGCTTAAATGTTCATGCCAACAAAACACTCAATGCAACTATTGCTGTTTGCCAGGATTGTGGTCATACATGGAAAGTCAAATAATTAAGAGGTATCTATGATATATATTTTTGAAAATGAAGTTGCATTGGAATTATATTATAAGATAGTCCATGAATTAGATGTTAAGATCCGCCCTCAAACCGACGAGCTCTATACCTGTATAACAGAACAATTTATGCAGGAATGTCTGGATGATCTAATGCCTACGCAAACAAGTTAATAATATAAAAAGCCCCGGTGCTACCAACACCGAGACCTTTTGATAAATACTATACAGTGCTGAGCACGTACAATAATTCATCGGCAATGATATTGTACCATAAATTTTCAGCACCGTATAGGTGTATTTTTTATACTCATTTTTACGGAAAGGATGATATTTATGGACGAGAAAATAGTAGCATTGTATGTCCGCGTAAGTACTGGTTATCAGGTCGACAAGGACTCTCTCCCATTTCAAAAGAAAGAGTTGCGAGCCTACTGCGAACACGTGCTGCACATTAATAAAAAGCGAATTGAGGTATTTGAGGATGCAGGCCGGTCCGGTAAGAATACGAAACGTCCTGCATTCGAGCGAATGATGGAGAAAGTAAAATCTGGCCAGGTCTCTCACGTGATCGTATATAAGATAGACCGGATTACAAGAAACCTTGTGGACTTCTCTCTCATGTACGATGATTTCAAATACAACAATGTTACGTTCATATCACTGAATGAACAATTTGACACCTCTAGCGCCATCGGTGAGGCTATCCTTAAGATTATACTAGTGTTCGCCGAATTGGAGCGTAAATTGACGTCTGAGCGTGTTAAAGACGTAATGATCGGACGTGCACAGAACAAACAATGGAATGGTGCAAGAGTTCCTTACGGGTGGGATTGGGATGCCGAGAAGAAGTGTCCTGTCCATTCAAAGAAAGAAGCTCCTTATGCCAAAGCTATGTATCAGATGTATCTGGACGGCGGATCATCCGTTACTATCTGCGATTATAACAATTCTCATAATATTCCTACCAAACGAGGTGGGGAATGGACTTCGAAGACAGTCGCGGACTTTTTACGGAATCCGATCAACAAAGGCGATTACCGGTATAATTACCGCGAGAGCGCCAGAGGAAAGAAGAAATCCGATGATGAGGTCATCTACATCAAAGGTGTCTTCCCGCCGCTCATTGATCCCAATATATGGGACGAAGTTAACCGACGGATGGATGCAAACAGTCAAAACCGAAACACTTCTGTCTTCCATCCAATCCGGAAAAGATGTAATGTGTTTGCCGGGTTAATGATCTGCGGAAAGTGTGGCTCCGGATATCAGGTAAAAGGCAAAGACAGCCGCAAAGGTGATGGCTTCCGGCCGTCCTCTTACGCCTGCACCGGGAAATATCAGAAAAAGAACTGTGATAACCTGAATGTCAGCGACGTCAGGATTGGTCCATTTGTGCTTAATTATATAGCCGCAATGGTCGATGCATCAAAGAGCCGAAGGTTTATCAAAGACTGTGAATCCCTGGAGCGGGTCATTCTCTCCCACGTTTCTTTTTCCGATGTGGTCGGTATCTCTGCTTCCAGTCTTCAGGATACTCTTGATCTACTGTTTGGACGTTCCGGATCAGAGCTGCTGTCCGGTAAGCCTATATCCAGTGGTGCTACTGATGAGAGTAAAACGACGGAATTGAAAGAGAAGCTCCAGCGGACGGATCGTGCTCTGGAGCGGCTAAAGAAAGCATATCTCTTTGACGACGATGGAATGGATGAAAAAGAATTTCTTGAGATGAAGTCAAAGCTGGAGGTTGACCGAATAAAGCTGGAAAATAGCATCAAGGGTTTAGAGTCCTCTTCTATTTCCGAGAATGTTGATCAGGCAGCCTTCCTTAAATCCGCATCTCAATTCCTTATCTCGCACAAGATCAACAGTGGTGACTATATAGACTATTCCAGACTTGCTGCATTGGATGAAGAATCTATGAAAGCATTTGTCAATTCTATCGTTGATCACATCGTTGTTCTGGATAAGCGTATTGCAGAGATCGTTTTTAAAAACGGATTAACGCACACATTATTGTACAGATAGAAAAAGCCCCGGAAATCCAATGTTTCCAGGGCTTTTGTATGTTTCATATTGAATGCTTAATAATTCACGGATACCGGGTTCATCTGACAACCGAATGTTACGGTAGCAAAGAATAATGGGCGGCCCAGTTTCTCTGATTCCTCTTTTACATATTTCCTTGCTTTTTTGATAAAATAATACTGTCTTTCAGTATCATCAGCTGGTGGTTCTTTATCTATATCAATTGTTTCTAACATCTTTTCGAATTCTTCGTTGTTTGTATACATTATTGCAATTCCTTTCTCTCATTAATGGCGTTACAATATTATACGTTAGTATTACAAGTTTTTCAAGATTTATTCTGATCAGCAGCTATTGTGTTTTAAATAGCAAGGCTCAGATTGATACTTCAGTAATATATTATCAAGACTCGGAATATCATGCTCTTGGTGGAGTTGATGAATGTGTAAAGGATGCAGTGACTAAGAACAGATTTCCGAAAGAAGGAACGTTCTTTAAAAGTTTTATAGCCGGTTCGAGATATCTTGCCGTTGGATATAGATATGTTAATGGTACATACGGACTAATAGTATTATATAGATATGGTCTGAAACTTGATAGTCGATATTCAATCGAAAGTGGAATTTTTTCAAAAATTTCTTAAACAAAATAGCAAGGCATTTTTTACCGCAAAGGTAAGTACAAACGATAAAGACACTATATGTGTTATCCCAAAAGACACAAGTCATTTTTCTTTCATGGCTTTTGGAGATTATAACACAGCATATTTTTATGCGTTCGCTTCTTTGTCAACTCAGATTTCAAGCGTGGGAGAAGGTAGTATCAAATATGCAAACGGTAGATTTGAGGTCAAACTAAGCAATTGGAGTTATGCGTCAATAATCAGTGCAAGTGATTTTACTTGTGAGGTTAAATAGCAAGGCTCAGATTGATACTTCGGAAATACATTATCGAGACCCGGAATATGAAGCGCTTGGTGGACTTGATGCATGTGTAAAGGATGCAGTGACTAAGAACAGATTTCCGAAAGAAGGAACGTTCTTTAAAAATTTTATAGCCGAATCAAGATATCTTGCCGTTGGATATAGATATATTAATGGTACATACGGACTGATAGTATTATATAGATATGGTATGAAACTTGATATTCGATATTCAATCGAACGTGGAATTCTTTCAAAAATTTCTTAAACAAAATAGCAAGAAAGCACTTGAAATAAATTCGGCTTATGTTGATCAAAGTAACATTGAGCGAAAGCTGCAATTCTCTGGGATTACAAGAAGTAGAACTGTAGTTGCACTTCTTCTAATTAGTAGTCAATTGGAGGCTGCTCAACCGATTTGTATATCGTTTAGCGACACAGATGTTTCGACAGCACAAGCGTATGTATCGTCAAATGCAATAGGTGCTACTGGAGGTAAAAACGGCACTATAACTATTCCAAGATTCGCTGGCGGTTGGGGCACCTACCGAATTGTATTTTTAGACAAAGGTTTATCTGTGAAAGCGATTGTTTAATCTTTAGTAATTTGAAGCTATTGAATAAATCTTGGTCTTCCCATTTAATGAAGTAACAGGGCGGAGAATTTCCCCCTGTTACTTCACGTTAATCTCAATTTAAATACATCCCATTTTTCTAAGGATCATATCCATAACATTCCTTCCGGCTACTTTGTCGTTGTTGAGACTGGTGTCATTCTGGAATTTATCTACTGCTGTTTCCAACCCACCGCCGAAAATTCCTGGCGCTTCTACTGCTCCGCTATAATATCCAAGTGCTGTAAGTCCGATTTCAACGAATGTAACAAGATACTGCTTCTCTCCACGTTTTACATAATGGAGGTCACGCGCAGCATTAGTCTTCGCTCCGATTTTTCCGTCTACGGTCAAACCAGAATTGTAATCCATATTGCAAGCAGTCTGTAATGCCATAATTAATCCTTTGCGTGTCTTCGGACCGTTCTTTCCATCTTCAGGAATTCCAGCGCCCGTAAAGTTATTAATATGGATCTGTGCATTTTTCAAGCTCTGATTCGTTGGATTTACTGCAGGAATTGGTGCGGGTGCTGGTTTTGCAATAGATGTTCCGGCTCCGGCCGAACCGCCAGCGTATTTGTCCCATGCAGCTGCGTCTCCATAGAATACATCTAAATCGAGATGGCCAGACCAACCTGCTAATTTCCCACTTGAAGTATACTGATACATCGCACAGCTTCCCCAGGCTCCAAGTCCTCCTTTCAGAGGTGCTTTCGGAGTGTATCCCATTTCTGTATATCCATTGTAGTAGCCAGCGTTCCAAAGGCCATAGTCTGCGTTTTTGACTGCTGACCAGTCATAAGCATTGATGCAATTGTTGTAGCTGTATAACATAGGTTTGATTCCCGTCTTCTCCAGCACGCGATCCAGGAATTCTTTTGCATATCCTACGCCTTTCTTTACTGCGTCTCCTTCCCAATCCAAGATCAAGATTGCTCTTCCAATATATCCCTGTACATTCTTCAAAAAGAAATCCGCTTCAGCTTTTCCGGTTGTTTTGCCGCTCGCAAAATGATACACGCCTACTTTTTTGCCAAGTTTCATAGCCTGTTGCATGAAACCGTCACAATATTTATCTACGAAGGTTGTTCCCTCCGTAGCCTTACAGATTACAAAGTCGCAAGTTATATCCTTCAGATTGAGTCCTTTCTGATGATTACTTATATCTATTCCGTTTAATGCCATTTTGATCTCCTTCCTGTGCGACGTCGCACATAAATAATACGATGACGATTATTCGTCCTCTGTGTTACATTCCGGTAATCCAGCCACACTTGTCAGCAAGGACAGGATTCCGGCCAGCACTGATGCTGAAATTACAAGCTTTGCATCCACCTGTCCAAGTGCCGTTGCTGTTCCAATCGTTGCTACTGCAGTCTGTGCTACAGTTTTGGTTGCTCTGATTCCTGCTTTCTTCATCCATTTTTTAGTATCTACCGATACCTTAAATACACAATTTTTAAACATAATTATTCCTCTCTTTCATGTTGTGGTTCTGTCGGTAATGCCATGAGCGCATTATACATTTGCGTACCTACACCATTCCCTTTCAGTGTGTGGTACTGCTTATACTCATCTTCTAATGACTGTTTGACGTACAACGGGCAATATCCGTGATCGTCATGATACTTGTTGTAGAGCCGTATCAGATCCGCTCTTAGTAGTGCACGTATTCCTTTTCGCATAGCTATCACCTGATAATATATGTATGCGATAGCTGATACTGTGAACGAAAGCAATGCCCAATTTTCTGATAAAAATTTGATCATATGTGTCCTTTCCGTATTTTCATCGTATAAAAATAAGACCTGCTAAGGTCTTGCTCTAATCTCCATATTTTTCTCCTTTTTCATGTTTCTTCCTGTATTAAATGGGAAGACCAAGAATCGTCTACAAATTAATCCACAATATTATTTGCGAAATCTCTCCATTTTGTCCAATCAGACATTTTCCAGACTGGCTTTGATCCTTCCGGAATTAATACTATTTTACACGATCCAGCATTTCGGTAAAAAATTATTCCGGATCCATATCCATATTTTGTATCTTTAGGCAGATCATTCCCGGTATACCCAGCACCAGCTAAGTGAAACAGAATGTTCGTGCCTCCCATAGCACTGTTTACTAATGTTTGTATGTCGGTCACATTTGATACCGAGATGGTCTTCGACTGCTTGCTATTTAATTCATTAAGCGCACCGATAACTGTCTTATTCTGCGTCTCTAATTTCGCAAACACTTTGTCTGCAAGTTTACCTAATACATAATCTGCCAGCTTCGAAAGTAATGTCCTTTTGTTGGCTTTCGCAGACGTATCCAGTATCATAAGTTCGTCAGTATCGTCAAGATCTGTGCTGCTTGTATACTCATTCCATCTTTTACTTCCGGCGGTTTCTGCAACTTGGCTTGCCGTTGCTCCGCTTACGGTTGTGGCCTCATTTGCTTCCGAACAAGAGGTATTTTCGCTGGATTCTCCCGGCTCTTCATCAATGCTGTAATCAGCATCGATATCCTCCGTTGTACCTGCTGCTTCGTTTGTAGATATGTTTTCGCTTTTGTCTTCTCCGGATATCGTGTCCGTATCAGTAATTTCTTCACAGGTATCTGTTTCATTCTGATCAACATCAATAATGTTTTCATCACTCATATTATTTTCCTCCATCTTCGAGATCTGCCATTTTTTCTTCGAGTTTCTGTATTCTTTCGTTTTGTTCCTGGATTAGTTTCATCATGGCCGGGATCATGATTTGGCTGTTCCACATTTCCGGTTTCCCGTCCGCATCGTATTGGCAAGCTTTAGGATATATTTTATCTACATCTTCAGCGATGAAGCCGATCATACGTTTTCTGTAATTTGTATCTTCTTCAGATATGTAATCCGTGTTGTATGTATAAGATTTCACCGGAAGGTTGTATAAACTATCTGGGTTCAGTTCTTTGTCTATATCCGTAATGTCATGTTTGTATCTTTTGCTGGACGACGATACTTTTCTAAGTTTTGAATCTCCTGTCGGTCCGATATATACATTTGCGGCAGATGTCGTTGTGTCGCTTAATGTCCCCGTAAAATGTGATGGCAGTTTCCATGTTCCTCTTAATTGTCCATATTCGTTGTTTCCATCACTCCATACTTCTATAGGATTCATAGACGAATTTCTATAACCAGCGATGAGAGATATGTGTCCCTCAAATACTTCCAAGCCTCCCCAGTAATCAGATTCCCCTTTTCTTGCTACGATTTGTAGATTTCTGTTTGTATAGATCTCGCTTACCGATTCATCGGCTCCCGCAGAGATATTTTCTCTCGGAGCTGGATAAATTACGATAATTCCCTTTTCATTATCATTATATTTGTTCTCCACCAAAAACGCGCCCGCTGTTGTTTCATATCCATATGAATAATATGTCGCTTCGCCTAATTTAGATGAGAATTCTGTGCCATCTATTTCTTTGTGGGATTCTATTTCTCCCTTAATTACGGCATTCATGCAAGTCAATGTTCCGTCTTCAGACATGCTGCTGTTGTCAGACTCCCACATGATTTTTTCAGCCTTCATTCTTATCTCATTCGCCTTTTTGTCAACGATAAGTTCGCAGTCTTTTTCTGTCAGATCTGTATATTTTGAGGCTTTTTCCCAATCTGATTCCGCATAATTTCCGCTCTCTCTCGCTTTAATACAGCGCATCATATCTCCGTCTGGTCCCTGCGCCCAAAGATCTCCTTTCTCATATGGTGGCTTTGGAGTTTCGGTAAACGTTGTCCGTTTCCCATCTGCAGTATCTTGTGCAGCTGCAGCTGCTTCCATCGCTTTCTGTATATCCGGATCTTTATCTAATAGCCATTGCCATTTTCCATCCACTTTGCAGAATATGTATGTCGCTTTTTTAGAAAGCCAGTAGAACGTGTCTGCATTGTGTTTTTGCCGATCCTCTTCCGTTGTCCACTCACTGGCTGGCAGATTGTCCATCGTTGGTTCATAGTCCTTAAAATAATTTTCAAGTTTGCCATCTATCTGGCTTTGCAGATCGTTAATCTTTGGAGTGTATGTATTCTTTATGAAATCGTTTACCGTACTGTCATCGGTATATCCATCTTTTTTGCCCCAGTCATCCGCATTATATACTCCTGCAGATCGCGCTGTTTTGCACACAAGTATCGTGGATCCGGTAAAATATACGTCCCCTTCGTTATATGGTGGTACCGGTGTATTGATATAAATCGAAGATTTGCCGTCTATTTCATTGAAAATTTTGTCAGGAATGTCCTCCGGTACCCAATTTCCCGATTGGTATATCCATTTTTCTTTTGTGACCGGATTATACCAAAGATCTCCTTCATGCTCCGCTTTGGTTTCTTCACACTTTACGATAATCTCTTTACCGTCCACATCCAGGATTGGATGCCCGTCTACATCTCTCCATGCTATCTCCGTGATTTTACCCCATGCCAGTGATGGATCGTCTTCCTGTGTCCACGTTTCGATTTTATTGCTGATCTGTTCTTTTAGCTTTTCAATATCAATGTTGTAGACCTCATCGACAAAATTCTGTAATTGTTTTTTGGCTATGTCCGCAACCGATTGTCCTGTTATGGCAATTGTTTGTGCGTTTATCCTTACAATACCCGTGTCGCAGTTTACGTAGAAGACTTCATTTCCGTTTTTATCTGTAACCTTAAATTCTCCAGTATTAATCCAGTTCGCATTGATTCCTCTGGCTGTAATGGTATTGAACAGAGCATTTCCGTTCCGGTCAATCGCCCATGTAGTCCCACCGTCCAGAGATGCGATAATTCCATTGGTTGTCCAGTAGCAAGTATATCCCGATTCTTTCAGGTTTGGTTTGTCATGCATGTAGTAGATGGTGCTTCCATCGTCCTGTTTCACCCCTGTAATGTACATGCCGAATCCCTGGCCGATGAGTTTTGTAATTTGTTCTACTTTTTGATCATAATGTTCAACTTGCTTCTTTGCGGCTTTTCTTGCGGCTATTATGGCCTGTGTAGATGCGCTGTATCGTTGGCTGCTGTTTCTTTCTGCGCTTTTAGCATTGCATTCTATCTGCTGCAGACGCCCAGGCTGGGTTGTCACCTGTGTCAGGTAACTTCTTTGCAGTTTTCCGTCTTTATCTCTCACAAGTACAGGATCGCCCGCTTCATATGCAATATCCGTGTATCTGTTTGCTTGGAACGGACGGAATGTAAGGCCTACGCACTTTTGGCCAATCATAGTAGCTACTGTATCGCCGGCGCCTTTTGGTATTAATTTATTGCCGGTTATTCCTAAGACATATCCATCATTTCCATACATATAGGTTCCGGCTTTATCTTCTTCCGTAGACGCTTCTAAGTACTCTGTAACCTTTATTCCGGTTATCACTACGCTTTCAAGATTGATGGTGTATCCGTTGGTTTGTGATATTTCTTCCGCCTCAGTTTTCTCGTTGTACCAGCCAACACATAACTCGCCGTATTCATTGCATCTGAGCCACTGACAGCCGATTTGGGCCGTCCAAGCCAACACTTGACGGAATGTAAGCCCCTCGTCATCCGGCCGCTCAGATATGATATAGTCATCGTTGTCGAACATCTGTGTATGCAGTTGTACTCCGCATACATCGCATGCATCTCTTATGATCTGTGCTCTTGTGGCTGGGTACTGTAATCTGCTCCAGCTATAGTTTTTGTCAAATTTTCTCATATCATCCTGGCACGTCAGGTTGATTATAGAGTCATTTTGATACGGTGCATCTACAACTGTCATCGTGCACATTCGGATCTTTTCTATGTAAGCGTCATCGTATTCTAACAATATTTCTGTTCCATTTACATCGAGTATCGATGTTCCATCTATGTCTTTCCATGGAATAGTCTTCGTTTCTTCCAGTCCTGACGGCGATATCCGAAGTCCTACATAACATGTAACTTCCGCCCCTTCGAATGCATAGCCTGAAAATTCGTTTTCAATGTTGTTGATGTTGATTGTGCACTGGTTTACTATTACTGAACCAATTTCGAATTCCGTTCCGGAAGATACTGCATCTTCCAGTTTGAATCCGTTATTCCACAGATCATCATTAGTAAGATGCAGCTCCGTTCCATCTGTCAAGGTGATGTCTATGTATTTCAGGTACTTTGCCACTCCATTATTCTGTTGTTCTTTGAATGCATTTGACAATTTTCTCATGTATGATCACCTTTCTATGACATCAAAACTAACTGAAGAGTATCGTTCTCTTCCTTTCGCCCACCATTTTACTTCAGCTTCCATGTCACCCGTGTAAAATGTTTTTGTTACGTCCGTTCCAATCAGTGGATCCCAGTATGTTACATCTACATATTCTGGCGCGAACGCCTGTAAAACTGCTGTTATCTCCGTCTTTTTCAGCTGTGTCCACCCTAATGAAAGAGTCCTTTTTTCGCCTTTTTTATTCTTATGCATCGTTATGCCGTCATCTCTTCCAGCATCGGATCCGCTTACGTCGCCTTTTTTCCATTTAAATTTAGACGGAGCTTTGAATACTTTTCCTCCTACTCTTATGATTTCATCCATTAGCTCCGCCTCCTATATGGTTTCTACGATCATGTATCGACCGTTATATTTTTCTTTTCCTCTTCGTACCACTTTATACAATGTTTCTGAATCGGTTTTAATCGTGAGTTCTATAACCGGTGCCTGTTTCGACGATGAATCGCTTTCCAGGATACCGCTTGCCTCAAATGCATCCATAACAGCTTCAAATACACCCGCCTTGATACCATCGACGATCTGGTCGTTGTTTGCTACGGCGCTCTTCTTTCCCATTCGTCCTACCATCTCAGGTCCCGACTCGCGGGCAACGAACATTTCTCCCGTTGCTGGGAAGCCACCGTTCGCATACCACCGCAGATTAAAGCTCGGAACGCTAAATCTAAATGATCCCAGATTGAAGTTATTCCAGTTCCATCCAATATGAGGCATTGGAATATGCACGGAGCTGAAGCCTCTCGCAAATGATGATATTGCATTTTTTCCTACATTCCACAGATTACCAATTCCAGATGATATCAGGCTTGGTATTCCGGATACCGCGCTTCTGATCTGACTCTTATTATTTTCATAGCCCTGTTTGATTCCTGAAACAATTTCAACTCCGCGACTATGAACTTTTGTTTTTACATCACCGATTGAAGAATATACATTTTCTTTCAGTGTGGCCACTTTCGAAAGCAATCCGCTTTGTTTGCTGTTTTCATAGCCCTGTTTTACTCCGGCGATCAATTCTGATCCTCTTGATTTTACTTTTCCTGATATGTCTCCAATAGCAGAGAACGCTTCATCTTTCATTTTCCGGACATTACTTAAGAATACGCTATCTTTTACAGCTTCATATCCGTTCTTGATTCCTTCAATCGCATTCTTTCCTTTTTCTACGAGCCATTCTTTTGCATTTCCGAGCGCATTTTTCACTTTATCCGGCAAGTTCTTGCACCATTCAATAACACTGTCGAGATTATCTTTCAATCCTTTCAGCAGTCCGAATATGATATAACCGCCTTGCTCTGCCATGACTGTAGATGGGCTGTGAATACCGAACGCCTCTTTGAATCCGTCGATAAAAGGTGTGAAGATGTTATCAACTATCCATTTTCCGATATTTTTCAGTCCGTCCAGAATTCCATTTTCAAATCCAGCTACAATATTTTTCCCGCATTCAGCCAGTTCTTCTCCGATATCAAATAATGCCTTTATAGCGGCACCTATCAATTCTCCAGCGCTTTTGAATAATCCTTTCCAGTCGTATCCGACCAAAAAGTCTTTGATTCCTCCGGCAATATCTTTAACAAGCTTTCCCCAGTCCGTTTCTTCTATGAATCCGGCCAAAAGATCAAAGATGGCCTTCGGAACTTCCACCAGCAACGTGAGTGTCTTTGTAATGATTCCGCGCCAGTCGATATTATTCAAAAATGTGGCAATCTTAACGCCTATCTGTTTCCAATCTGTTGTGGCTACTGCCTGCAAAGCAAGATCCAGAAGTCCTTTAATACCTTCCGATAATGCTTTTCCAGCTTTCGCCCACTCGATTGTCTTTACAGCACCATTGATCAGATCTCCAATGGCTTTGCCGAATTTCTTCCAATCAAATGTCGTTACGAATGTATAGGCAAAATCTATCGCTGTATTTAAGCCGTTTCCGATCGTACTTCCTACAAGAGTCCAGTCTACCGCTGCGATGAAGCCGTTTAGGAATGTGGCAATCACTTTTGCAATTTTACTTGAGGTTTTTCGAATCTTATCCCATGGAATACTTTCCAGTGCCTGATTGAGCTTTTCGCCTACTATCCTTCCAATTTCTGTAAAATCTCCTGATTTCCAGGCTTCTTTCAGCTTGTCGGCAAACTCTTTTATTTTGTTTGGAATGGATGCCTCTTCGAACATGTCACTCGGCGATAATCCTCCGACGCTTCCGCTGTCTGGCGAGTTGTCTGAGTTATCCGACTTTGAGTCCATTCGATTAATCTGGTCAAAACCAAGTAATGTTCGCTGCAGTGTTTTATTCGCTGCAGTTGCTTTCTTTGCGCTACTTGTATTTTTGTCCAGACTGGCCGCATAGTTCTGTTGTACCTTCGATGCCTTCGTGAAGCTCTTCTGCCCCGTCAATGATGCGAACAACATTCCTACAGCTGTAACTGCCTGTGATACTTTCTGGATCAGTGCATTCAGGATCGGCGCAGCAACATTCAGTATCGGTGCAAATGCTGTTGCCAGGCTGTTCTTCAGCTGTGTTAAGCTCGACATCAGCATCGACAGACTGTTGTTTGTCGTGCCGCTGTACTTCGCCAGGTTCTGCATTCCTTCCTTTGCGCCATTAAAAGCTCCGGATATTAAGAAGCTTGCGAACATGAATCTGGCCGTAGTTGCCAGTGATCGGAATATTCCCCCGAGTCCTCTTCCGGTGTTCCCGAGGCCTTTCATGGAATTCTTCGTCTTATTCAGATGAGGGATTCCTGTGGCGAACTTCTGGATTAACGCGCCATAAGCTCCACCGGTTTTCTTTATCCCGCCGGTTACAGTTCCGAGTACGGATTTCATTCCAGAAAAAGCTTTTGATGCTACTGTTCCAGCCGCACTTTTCCCACCTTTGAATTGAAGATCTTGGCCTTCATATTCCATTCGTGACATTTTATTTTTATAGCCTTGTACTCTTCGCTCCGCTTTTTCAATTGCTTCAGCATTTTGGAGCCATGCATCGCTCAATTTACTTACTCCGTCAGCTCCCAGATCTCTCTGTTTTGCCTTTAGATTATCTACCGCCTTTTCCGCACGCTTCAGATCGTCTTCTACCTGCAAGTAATCATCAGTTTTTTCCTTAATTCCCGAATTTAACTGGTATCCTTTCAATGCATCACGGATCTTTGTCTGTGCTTCATTCACTTTTCCGTATATCCCTTTGCCAATTCCAGAGGCAATATTTCCATTCAATCCGTCCTTAAGACTGTTGGATATCAGATTTTTCATATTCTGAAGCTCCGGGCTCGATTCCATCATTTTCTTGATCGGATTCTTAATCCTGGCAATATCTTTATTCACGGAATCCGTCATTTCCTTTGCCTTGGCTTTTGCTTCATCAATGGTCTGCTTATATGGATTCGCATTACCTTCAATGATTACTTTTAATTTTTCTAATACACCATTATCCATTCCGTATCCACCTCCTTCCTTTTTTAATCAAATAACAGCAGGATTACTCCTGCTGCCGTCGTCTGTTGAATTCTGCTGCGTATGCTCTTCTGGCTTCCTTGTATTCTTCTAATTCTTCCCTTTCTTTTTCTTTTTCATAGATCTTTTGGTCTTCTTTGAATAGATCGGGATAATATTCCCACGGATGCGGAGCATCGGCTTTTTCATCCCTCGTCATATATCTCGTGACTACTTCAGCCAGCAGGAATATACTCCGTACCTTTTCTTTAAACAATCTTCGTTCTTTTTTCTGATACCTTCTGATCATCTCTGTGATTTCCGCAGGAGAAGAATTCCAGAATACATCTTCCGGAATCTCACATTCTGCAGCGCATTCATATAATGCATCTATATAGCTTATACAATCTCGTCCATCTCCTGCAGGCTTTCCATCATCGACTCTGCCTGTTTCTCTGTAAAAAAACCGGACACAGCCATGGTCGGCATGATGATTTTTGTGAAGAAGTCCATCTGGTTTCCGCCGTCTTCTGTCCATGCATCATATAATTTCTTGACACCCTGATACGTAACACCGTGATGCCATGTCACCATTGCCTGCTGTGTGATCGTAAGCATTACTGATAACGGCGGTATTCCGTCGTTTCCAACCATGTTTACAAGATTGGTACGGTATTTGTTTTCCAGCCGTTCAATTGCGGCTGTAGTGAGCTTCAGCTTATATGTTGTATCTCTTACTTCCCAGTAATGGAACGGTCTTCTTTTTGGCTTTTTGTCGGCAATATTTGTAATATTATCCTGTTCCATCTCTTCTTTTCCAACTTCTTCGTCAATTCCACCTAATCCCATATTTCAATTCTCCTTTTCTTATGATGGATCTTCGTAATCCAGATCACTCTCTACTGTCATTTCCAGTTCGAATTCAATAACACCATTTATACCGCCGCCTGTTCTTGTCACACCCACGGTTGCATCATATTTTGTCACGCTTCCGTCTTTGAGAGTTTCCTTAAACTGCAGCAATGTATTTGCTGCCGCTGCTTTTCTCATCACTCTATATGGACTATCTGCTTTTGTGTTGTCATATTTGAACTTATATGTCATTTCCGGCAGATCGCCGATTCCGCTTTCGTACTTTTTGTGCGGATCTGTTAAGCATGTGTTATCTGCCTTTTCTTTTTTGATTCCAATACTCGGAATTTCTTTCAGTCCAGGAAGGTCTGTATATTCTGTGGCATCCGATCCTGCACCATCTTTTTTTTCTCTGTAAGCCAGTGTTGCGCCATTTGCTAACATTTTTTCATCACTCCTTTACGTCCAATAAACCATGTCTGAATT